CCGGCGCCCGAGGCGACCGAAGCTCGCAGCGAGCAGGCCCGCGTCGAGGCGGTTCCGTTCTCCGGTCGGCTTCGTGCGTTCGGCAAGGCCGAAGACGCCTACAAGGCGGGCATGTGGTTCAAGGCGAAGAGCGGCGACGCTCACGCCAAGCGGTGGTGTGAAGACCACGGCGTCGAGGTGCGTGCCCTCGGTGGTGCGTCCGGTGGCGGTGCGAGCTTCGTTCCCGACGTGCTGTCGAGCACCGTTCTGCGTCTCGTCGAGCAATACTCGGCGTTCGCACAGAACGCCACGTCGATCCAGATGCCCAGCGACGTGGTGCTGTTCCCGAAGCGCACGGCAGGCAACTCGGCGGCATGGATCTCGGAGAACTCCGCGATCACTCCGGCCGATCCCAACGCCACCCAGGTCACCGTGACGGCCAAGAAATTGGCGGCGGCCGTGGTCATCTCGTCCGAGCTGCTTCAGGACTCGATCGTGTCGATCGCCGACTGGGTGGCTGCGGAGCTGGCCCTCGGCATCAGCAACGCCGTGGAAACGGCTGCGTGGCTCGGCAACCCGAGCAGCGCTCCGGGTGTCGCGGGCATCGTGACTTCGCACGCTGGCGGTCTGCTCAAGACCACCACGGCAGACACGGTGACGACCTACGACTACGCGGCGTCGCTCGTGGCCGCGGCCGGCGACACGCCGGACGAGGTGACCAAGGCGAACCTGCTCGCGATGATGGCTGCGGTCCCGCAGCATTCGAGAGCGGGAAGCAAGTGGTTCGTGAGCCCGTACTTCTTCGCGACCTGCATGCAGGCTCTCGACCTGAACCAAGGTGGTTCGGTCGGCCTGTCGCAGGGCCTCGGCCTCACGTTCCTCGGCTCGCCGGTCGTGTTCACCGACCAGCTTCCGGGCAGCGACGATGCCACCGGCAAGGTCATGGCCCTCTACGGCGATCTGGCCAACTCCTCGATCTACGGCACCCGTGCGGGCCTGGAGATCCAGAGCAGCGACCAGGTCAACTTCTTGTCCGATCAGACCGTCATCCGTGCGATCGCTCGGGTGGGAATTTCCCACCACACGATCGGCAGCTCGACGGTCGCCGGCCCGGTCATCGCCCTGCGTGGTGTCTGATCCAGCTTGACAGCAGTGCAATCCTGAACGGGCGGTTCTCACGCGAGAACCGCCCGTTCTCTTTTGGAGTTTGCCTGTGCTTATCAAGGTCGGCGGCACCGAGGTCGAGATCCGTGCGGAAGCGATTCTGTCTGGCCCGAGGTTCGGCCCTTTGGCCAACCTGTTCGGCTGGGCACAGGCCCTGATGCCACTCGGCATCCGGCCCACGCTCGGCCAGGGTGCGTTCTGGTCCCAGGTGCTTACTCGCATGATGGAACAGTTCGTCGACCAGTGCGAGTACATCATCACGCTCGACTACGACACGTTCGTTTCCCGGCAGGACATCGAGCAGCTGTTTGCCATGGCGCTGGCGTTTCAGTGTGACGCACTCGCGCCGCTGCAAGTGAAACGGGAAGACGGGCGGCCGATGCTCACGCTCTTGGGCACGCTCGACAATCCGCCAGAGGGCGGTGCCAGCACCCTGCCGGCCACATGGTTTGCCGAGCCTGTGCAGCAAGTCGATAGCGCCCATTTCGGCTGCACGATCATCTCGACCGCGGCCCTCAAGCGAATGAAGAAGCCGTGGTTCTGGGAAGAGCCAGACCCACAGGGCAGCTACGGCGAAGGCCGCGTGGACTCGGACATCGGCTTCTGGCGCACGTGGCGAGACTCGGGCAACAAGGTTTTCGTAACGCCGCGAGTGTCAATCGGGCACGGAGAGTACGTCGTGACCTGGCCGGGCCGCGATCTCGGCAAGCCTGTTTTTCAATACACGGGCGATTGGATGCGGGCGAACAAGGCACCCGAAACTGCATGGAGCGTAGGACAATCGTGAAACTGAAGTTTGTACGGTCGTGGCGTTCCTATTGCTCCGGCCAGACGGTCGACATACCCGGCGGCCTGGCCGCTGAACTGATCGCCCGAAAGGTGGCAGTCGAGGACAAGCAAAAGTCGTTGATTGAAACCGCTGCTGTCGAAACGCCAGTTAAGACGGCCGACGCCACGCCACGCAGGAAAAGCAAGCGATGACGTACCGCAGCCTCACCAGATCGTCTCAGCCTGTCGTGGAGCCCGTGACCATCACGGATGCCAAGGCCCACCTGCGCGTCGACACCGACGCTGACAACACCTACATCATGGGTCTGGTGGCAGCAGCTCGAGCATGGGTCGAGGAGTACCTGGACCGCTCGCTGGTGCACACGCAGTGGACCATGCGGCTGGACGGCTTCCCGCCGAACGGCCTGGACAACCTCGAGCTGCCGAGGCCGCCGATGGCAACCGCCTCGGCCGTCTCCGCGGTAGCGATCACGTACACCACGGAGACCGGTGCCGTGGTCGTGTTTCCATCGCACGAGTACCGGGTCGACCGGAACTCCACGCCGGGCGCCATCAGCCCGCTGTACGAGCAGGCGTGGCCAGTGCATCGCCGAGACGACAACTCCGTGACGATTACGTGGTGGGGCGGGTACGGCGAGGACGGCCGCAGCGTGCCCACGCAGGTGAAGCACGCCATGCTCCTGCTGGTTGCCCACTGGTACGACCGCCGCGAGGCTGTGCTGACCGGCAGCATTTCCAAGGAAATCGAATTCGGCGTGAAGTCGATGCTCGACTCCTGCCGCTGGAGATAATTCCGATGAGCACCTACGAACAACTGCCCGGCCAGCTTGGTCTCTCGCTGCGGCGTGGCGACGAGCTTGGCACGACCATCGACTTCTCGCCTACGACGATGACTGGCTACACGGTGTCGGCCGTCATCACGTCTCTCGTTACCGGCAGCACGGTGGCGGCGTTCCAGACCACGCTGACCAACGCAGCGGCCGGCATCGTCAATATCGCACTCACGGAGCAGCAGACGGCCGCCCTGCCGGTCGGCACGTACGGCTGGCGTCTTGAATGGGATGCACCCGGCAGCGTGCGGCGTACGGCACTGCAGGGCCTTGTGGAGGTAGTCGGGTGACGACCACCGCAACCGTCAACAGCAGCCCGATCACAGCCACCGTATCCGGTGCGTCTGTGTCGGCAACCGTCACGAGCTCGAGCACGTCGGCGAGTGCGTCCGGCGGATTCGGGCCTGCCGGAGCAGCAGGCGCGGCGGGCGCGGCCGGAGCCACTGGTCCGCAGGGTTCGCAGGGTCCGCAGGGCGAGACGGGTCCGCAAGGGCCACAAGGTGCGACGGGAGCTATCGGCCCGCAGGGCGTGGTTGGTGCCACAGGACCGCAAGGCGACACCGGCCCGCAAGGTGCCACAGGTCCAGCTGGTGCGGTTGGAGCCACGGGAGCCACGGGAGCGAAAGGCGACAAGGGCGATCGAGGCGACACGGGCTCCCAGGGGCCAGCAGGCGAGACAGGCCCACAGGGGCCGCAAGGCGTGACGGGCGCCACGGGACCGCAGGGAGAGACAGGACCGCAAGGGCCGACCGGCCCGCAGGGCGCGACAGGTGCTCAGGGTCCGCAGGGTGCAACCGGCGCGCAGGGGCCGGCAGGCCCAACCGGTCCGCAAGGGCCAACTGGCGACACGGGGGCCACAGGTCCGCAGGGTGCAACCGGGCCAGCTGGAACGACCTCGTGGAATGGAATCACAGACAGGCCGACCACGTTCACTCCCGCCAGCCACGCCAGCAGTCACGCCGCAGCAGGCAGCGATCCGCTGACGATTACGGCGGCGCAGGTGAGCGACTTTTCTTCGGCGGTCGCGGCGGCTTCGTCTGCGGCTTCGCCTGACTCCATACACCCGTTTCTTCTGATGGGAGGCTGACATGCCACAGACGCACAAAGTTCTTGGGCAAACCAGCCCAGCGGCTACCACGCTCGCCTCGCTCTACACTGTGCCGTCTGCCACCCAGGCGATTGTCTCGACGGTCACGGTGTGCAACATAGCAGCGACGGCGACCACCTATCGGATCGCAGTGCGACCCGCTGGTGCTTCCATCGCAACCTCGCAGTATCTGGTTTACGACGCTGCACTGCCTGCGAATGACACGGTGACGCTCACGCTCGGCGTGACGCTGGCGGCGACTGACGTTGTGAGTGTCTTTGCCGGTTCTGCCGACGTGGCGTTTCACGCCTACGGCGTGGAGATCACATGACGATCCGCAACGCATCGCAGTCGCTGGCAAGTGCCTCTCGGCTACGGGCGGCGATCAGCCGCACTATACGGGTACTGGTCGTCGGCGGCGGTGGAGGTGGCTCTAGCGCGTCAGCCTCGAACCGTGTTGGTGGTGGCGGTGGTGGAGGCGGCGTCGTGGATTCCAGTACGGAGATCATCTTGGGCGTGCTGTACACGGTGCGAATTGGTGGCGGCGGTGCGGCTGGCGCGATTGGAAACTGGTCACGTTTTCACGACTTCACTGCCACCGGCGGCGGCGGCTCTGCGGGCACGACTTATTTTCAAATGGGGACGGGGCCGGGAGTGATTGGTTCATCGCCTCGCCAGGCGTCCCTGTTTCCGCACCAAGGGTTTAGCGGAGGTCTGGGAGCAACAACAAACACGAATTTCCTGCACGGCGGCGGCGGTGGAGGTGCTGCCGCGCAGGGTGGTGATGCGACGACTTCGGCAGGCGGCAATGGCGGTGCTGGCAGGCAAAGCACAACTCCTGTGAGTAGCACTAACTTTGGCGGCGGTGGTGGTGCTGGTCAGAACAACAACGCGAACAACGTCACGACAGCAGGGAGTGGCGGCACGGGCGGCGGCGGCAGCGGAGGAACTACCGGGGCCGGTTCGGCAGGCTCAGCAAACACTGGCGGCGGTGGCGGCGGCGGAGCATCGCCCGCAAACGCAGCCGGGGCGGCTGGAGGCTCTGGCGTGGTCGTGCTTCGGTATTCGGCTGGACTGAATCTGACCGTTGGCGTTGGTCTTACAGCCACAACGACCACAAGCGGATCGGACAAGATAACCACGATCACCGCTGGCACTGGAACCGTCACGTTTAGGTGAGACCGCAATGGCACACTACGCATTTATCGACGAAAACAACGTAGTTACCGAGGTGATTGTCGGCAACGACGAGACAACCGGCGACTGGGAGTCGCACTACGCTGCGGCGGTCGGTCTTCGCTGCCTGCGAACCAGCTATCACACTCTCGGCGGGCAGCATCTCACCGGCGGCGTGCCGTTCCGGCTCAACTACGCAGGCATCGGCTACACGTACGACGAGCGGCTCGATGGCTTCATTCCGCCATGTCCCGGCGAAGGTTTTGTGCTGAACGAGGCTACGGGCCTTTGGGTCGATCAAGCGTTCGTCGAGGAGGCCACATGATCCGACCAGGCGACTTACGCGAGCGGGTGACTGTGCAGGTGGCCAGCGGCACCACCAATGCTCTCGGCGAGACCGTGCTGGCGTGGTCCGACTCGTCGGCTGTGTGGGCCAGCGTCGAGGGCGTGTCGGCCCGCGAGGCCCTGTCGGCAGGCCAGCAGGAAACCACCGTGACGCACAGGCTACGGCTGCGGTATCTGCCCGGCCTCACCAGCCAGATGCGGTTCGCGTGGCGTGGCCGCACGCTGGAGATTGCCAGCCTGCTCGAGCACGGGCACCGCACCGAACACGAAGCAATTTGCATGGAGCGTCGCAATGGCTGAACAGGTCGGCATCAGGATCACGACGAACATTCCTGGGCTTGAAAGCATCCGCAATGCGTTCGAGTCCCTGCCGAAGAACCTGGCCGCCAAGCACATGGCGGCCGGGCTGAGGCGTGCCGCAGAAAAGGGCGGCACGCTGCAGGCCCTGAAGTCAGCCACGCCGAGAGGCCCTACCGGGAACCTCCGGCGGTCGATCGCCGTGAAGAGTAAGCGGTACCCGCGAACCGGTGTTGGTATCGCCATCCTTGGGTTCAAGTCTGGCCGGAAGATGAACGAGCCGTACGACAACACAAAGCTGGGCTACCACCAGGGGCTCGTCGAGTTCGGCACCAAAGAGCGCTTCCGCCGCACGAAGGACGGCCGCATGGTGTCGACCGGGAAGATGCCGGTCGGCGGCTCGTACGGTCGGCCGCCAATCCGGTCGGCATGGGAGCAGACCCGCGCGCGTGTTGAGTCGCTGATGGTCGAGGAAATGACCAACGCTTTCGATAAGGCCGCCCGCGAGCTGGCCGACAAAATCAAGTCACTCCAAGGGCCTTTCTAATGGCGCTGAAATCTCCCGAGGCGGTTCTCAGAAACGCCCTTATTTCGGACACCGACGTTCAGGCGTTGGTCAGCGGCAGGATCTACCCGCTGCGATACGTCGGGCCGTCGCCGATCCAGTTTCCGATCATCATCTGGCGGCGTGCCCGCGTCCTGCGTGAGATGGCAATGAGCGGGCCGGTCGGCCTGCCGAAGGTGACGGTCGAACTCTACGTCTACGGCGTGACCTACGAGGCGGCACGGGATCTGGCGGACAAGTGCCGCCGCGTTCTGGATGGGTTCGCTGGCAGTCTCGACAATACGGAGGTGCGGCAGTCGTTTCTGGTGGACGAGGCCGACGACCTAGTGGAAATCGACGGCGCGGAAAACTCGCTCTATCTCGTTCGACAAACCTACGAAACTTTTTGGCTGGAGACATAATTCATGGGAAGCCACGCTCAGGGCACGACACTTACTTTTGCTGGCTCAAGCTACACGGTCACGAGTATCACCTACTCGATGAACGACGTGTCGGCAGGCGACACCATCGACGTTTCGCACCTTGGGCAATCGGCGGGCAGCAACGTGCTCACCATGGATCGACCGCTCAAGGGTTCCGCCACCGACACGGGCCGCGAGGTCAGCATCGAGTACCTGGGCACCGCGCCGATCACTGACGGGGCCACCGGCACGCTGGCGATTTCCGGCGGCCTGACGCTTTCGGCGGCCGCCACTGTCAGTTCGTCGAGCGTCACGCTGACGGTCAACGACGCCACGCGTGGCCAGGCAACGTTCCGGGTCGCGCGAGTCTAGTCACGGAGGTTTCCGTGGCGACGTACTCGCAGGGCTGTGTGGTTTCGTTTGCCGGGTTTTCGATCACGGAGCTGACCAGCGTGCAGCTGGAGCTGGGCGGCGGCATGCCCGTCAGTCGCAGCGGCGGCTATGCACCCAGCGGCGGCAGCGTCAGCGTCGAGGGACTCGCTCCAGCGAATTTCAACTGGGGCCAGTACGGCAATCTCAGCATCAGCGGCGGCGGCGTGAGCTTGACATACAACGCAGTATGCACAGGCAAGGGAGCCACTGCGGCTGCCAACGATGTGACGCGTTACACGTTCACGTTCGACCTGATTGGATGACAACCGTGGCACTGACAAAAGAACAGATTCTCGCAGCAGACGATCTCGGCCTCCTCGAGGTCAAGGTAAAGGAGTGGGGCGGCAGCGTCTTTATTCGCGTGATGACATGCGGCGAGCGTGACTCGTACGAGAACGACTGGGTGGCGAACAAGGGCAAGGGCGTCGAAAATTTCAGGACCAAGTTTTTGGCGCGTTGCCTGTGCGACGAGAAAGGCGCGCGGCTGTTCACCGACGCGGAGGTGGAGCAGCTGGCGAAGAAGTCGGCCAAGGTCATGAGCCGAGTGTGGGCCAAGGCCATGGAGCACAACGCACTCACCGACAAGGACGTGGAGGAACTCGCAAAAAACTAGCAGTCCGCCCGACGCGTGTTTTTCTGTTTCGTCTGGCGGCACATCTCGGAATGACGGTCAAGCGGTTGTGTCAGGAAATGGACAGCCGGGAGTTTGCCGAGTGGATTGCGATCCACCGGCACTTCCACCCACTCCCTGACACGTGGCGGCAGACGGGCTTGGTGGCCAGTGCGACGCTCGCGCCGTACTGCCCACGCGGCAGGACACCCAAGGTCGAGGACTTTGTTCCGATAGTGAAAGGCCCGCAGCACGAATTGCAGATACAGGAAGCGTTGGAACAGTTGGCGAAAGACTTGGCGGGTGAATAATGTCAAACACGGCAATCGGCCTTGGAATTCAGTTCACTGCCAATGCCAACGGCATGACCAAGGGCCTGTCGCAGGTTGATCGCCAGCTGCAGAACCTCGGCAAGCAAGCGGCGGCGGCGGCGAGTTTGTTTGACGGCTTCGCTTCTTCAAGCGGTGCGGCTGGTGCGGCCCAGCAGCAATTTGCCACGGATATTAGCTCCCTGACGAGTGCGTACCAGGCCAGCCAGATATCGGCCCAAGAGTACGCGTCGCAATTGCAGGCAATTACCGCCGAGGCCCGCACGGCGGCCGCTGCGTTTGCGGAAGGTGCGAGGATCACGGACCAGGTTGCCACGGCCGAGGAGCGGCGGACCGCCGAGCTCGAGCGGCTCGGGCAGCTGCTCGCGCAAGGAGCGATCAGCGAGGAGACCTACTCGCGTGCCGCGGCAGAGGCCAGCGGTGCCAACGAAGAGGCTGCGGCAGCCGAGACCGAGCGAGCCAAGGCGTTGTCGAGGGCGGCTCAGATTACGCAGGCCAACCTGTCACCTCAGCAGAAGTACGACGCGGCGGTCCAGGAGTTGAGCGACCACCTGGCCGCTGGCCGCATCTCGCAGGAGACGTACAACTCGGCAATCGCCAAAGCTACGACAGACTACGACAAAGCCGCTAGGGCCGCCAACAAATTCGACGACGCAACCGCCGCCGGTAGTGGTCGCGGCACGATGCAGTTCAACGAGCTTTCAGGCGTGCTGTCGGCGCTGCCCGGCCCGATTGGAAACGTGGCCGGTCGGCTGTCCGGTCTATCCTCAGCTGGCCAAGGTCTGGGCAAAGTTTTTAGCGGCGGTGCTGGGCTGTCGGGCGGTCTCGCCAATATTGGTGCCTCAGTGGCCGGGCTGGTGAACCCGTTCACCGTCGGCCTCGCTGCGGTTGCTGCGTTTGGTGCCGGTGCCAATGCAGTGGCCAGCGGACTGCTCGATCTGGAAGACCGCGTCGAGAAGCTCGGCAACACGGCGGACAAGCTGGGCGTCTCGTTTGAGTTCATCCAGACGCTTGAAGAGGCGGGCAACCGCTCGGGCGTTTCCATCGAATCGGTCAGCAGTGCTTTCGGCAAGCTGCAAAAGACGCTCGCCGGTGCAGACGAGGAAAGCAAGGCCGCGACGGCGGCTCTTGCCAAGCTGGGCATTGCGTTCACAGACCTGGAGAACCTCAGCCCAGAGGAGCAGATCCGGCTGATTGGCGAGCAACTGCAGGGCATCGAAGATCCGGCGAAACGCACTGCCGCTGCCATGCAGATCTTTGGCAAGAGCGGCGCGGATTTGCTGCCGTTCTTCGCCAACCTCGGCCCGGCGGCGGATGACATTGAACGGCTCGGCGGCGCTATGTCTGAGATCGACCGAGGCCGCATCGACGATTTCGGTGCAGGCGTCGACGCGCTGGGCGTTGCCAGTTCCAGGCTCAGTGAACTGCTACTGCTGCCGTTCGCTGGCCTGGGCGAAGGCATCTCACAAGGCTCGGCCGAGTTCCTGGGCGGCATCAACGCCATCATCGGCCCGATTGGCGACGTGCTGGAACCCATGCTATCTCGGCTGGGCACGACGTTTGAGATTGTTGGCGTGATTCTCGGCGGCATCGGCCGTTCTATTGGCGCGCTGTTGGCTCCGGTGGGCGATCTGGCTCAGGCGTGGGGCGGCTTGACGGGCGGTTTCGATGACGGGCTGGTGGACGTTGTCCGGTATTTCGTCGACGCGGAGGTGGCAGCGCGAGAGTGGCTGGCCTCATTCAGCCCGCTCAATGCAATCACGGACGGCATCGGTGGCCTCGGCGAAACCATTTCGCGTATCTCCAACATCATCGGCACCGCGCTCTCTCAGGTCGGCGGGTATATCGGAGAGACACTGGAATCGTGGGCCGAGTTCTTCGACTTGCAGTCGGCCATCGAACAGATCGGCGGCGTAATCTCGTCCGTGTTCGGCAGCGTCTCGTCGACATTCCAAAAGATCGCCACAGCCATCGGCGGCACGGTCGACCGTTTGCTCACGATTGCCGAAAACTTTCTTGGCATCACGGCCGAGGTTGACACGACCATCACGCCCGAACTCGACCTTACGCAGCCCAGCCTTGCCGCCGCACAGTTCGCCAAGGATATCGGCACGGCAGCGACGGCCGCCGCAGAGTTTGGAGAGGCCGGGTTTCAGGCGGCCCTTGCCTATCAAGAGTCTCTGGAGCAGATCGCCCAACTACAGGCCGACAACACGCTGACGGCCGAAGAAGCCAAGAAAATGGCAGAGCAGGAGAAGGCTGCGTTTGAGGCCAAGATTGCAACGCTGGACCAAGAGGCCCAAGCGCAGGCAAAGGCCGCCGAGGCCGCGCAGAAGGCGGCCGACGAAAAGATCGCAGCGGCAGAGCGTGCCGCAGCTGCTGCCGTCGAGGCCGACCGCAAGCTGGCCGATGCGTTCATCTCAGCCCAAGGTCTTGGCGGCGATGGTGCGACGGCGGCAGACACGCTGCTGGCTATCACTCGGCAGATCGAGGAGACCGAGGCGGCAATCGTCGAGGCCCGTGCCAGCGGCGACAAGGCGGCCGAAGATGCTGCCATCCGACGGCTGCAAGTTCTCGACCAGGCCCAGGCGGCGGCCGAAGAGACGGCACAGTTTGGGTTCTCAACACAGGACGCAGAGCGTGCGATAGCGTCGGTGCGAGAGTCCCTCGACGAGACGTTCTCGTTTGAAAACTTTGAGATTGCGCCGGAGGCGTTCGCAGCTGCACAGGAGCAGCTGTCGCAGCTGGAGGCGGACCTCGACGCCAAGGTCATCGACCCGGAGACGTTTGAGCAAGCGGCCGACGCAATCCGCAAAGGCTTTGAAGACGCTTTGGCGACGGCCCAGAAGATTGCCGACCTGAACGAGCAGTACGCCAACCGTGCTGCTGAGATCGAGGCCGACCGGCTGGACGCTCTATCGCAGGTCTCGCAGCAGCCCGTGCAGGCGACCGACGTACGCACGAGCGAGGGCGTGAGCGAGTTCCTGCGGCTGGCGACCGGCCGCGAAGATCCGGCGATTGCCGAGTATCGGAAACAGCTGTCGGAACTGCAGAAGATCAAGGCCGAGATCAACAAGCTCGGCGGCGTGGTCGACATCGTGGGAGCAGCGTAATGGCCGTACTGACCTACCGCGAGGTTATACCGCGAACGTTCACGCACAAGTTTGGCGAGTCGCCGACGGCGGAGATCAAGTACCACTGCACGACGAACGGTGCAACGTCGACGCAGGAGGTGCTGAACTCCATCGGGATATTTCACGGTGCCAGCCATCCGGAGTACGGCTACCTTCTTTGCGTTCAGGGAGCGGTCAACGAACTCGACCCGTACCATGTCGAGGCCACGTATTCCTACGAGGTGCCAGCGATTGGCACCGAGGACAGCGACCCGAACCCGCTGGCCCGTGCGGACATTTGGTCGTTCTCGACAGGTGGTGCCGCCGTCCCTGCCCTGGCGTACTACGAGGGCAGCGGGAATGGAAACGTACTGCCGCTGATCAACTCGGCCTATGACTTCCTTGAGGGTGCGATGACCGAGGAGGCGGAATTGCGAGCGACGATTTCCGGGAATCGCGCTGTGTTTCCTGTCGGTGTCGCGGCCGCTGTCACAAACTCCGTCAACTCAGACGGGTATCTGGGTGCAGCGCCGTACCAGTGGAAATGCCAGGGCATCAGCGGCCAGCAACAGGTCGAAGTGGTCAACGGCGAAGAGGTTAAATTCTGGGCCGTGTCGGTTGAGTTGGCGTTCCGGCAGAGCGGCTGGCGGTTGATGCTCCCGAACGTGGGCTACAACTACATCGATGGGAGCCAGAAGAAACGGGCGTATGTCCTTGACGCCGAAAGCGGCGAAAAGCTCGCCTCGTCCAACCCTGTCGCGCTCAACTCCAACGGCTCGCTGAAAGGGTCGGGCGTCGCACCCGACATTCTCTACCGGCGGGTTCACGCCGAGGTGGCGTTTGCGCCGTTGTTCGGAACGCCGCCTTTCTAAAAGCATTTCGACACACCGAGTAAGGTGACGTTATGGCAGATTTTCTTGCACTTCCGGGCACGCTCAATATCTCCCTCACGGTGGGCGATGAGTTCGGCATGCTGGCCGACCTGAGCATCGACACCACCGGGTTCACTTGGACGGCCATCGTCTACCAGGTTTCGACGAGCGTGTCGTTCGTCAACCCGTCCGGCGTCGCAACGCAGGGCGCCACCGCGGCCACGTTCGCCGTCACGACGGTCAACGCTGCGGCCGGGCAGCTAAACCTTTCGCTGACTGAGTTGCAGACCTCGACGCTTGTGTCGGCACAGACCTACCGCTGGTATCTGCGTGGCGTCTCGCCGGGCCTCGTCACCAGGACCTACCTCTCTGGCACACTGCGAGCCTTCGCACCATGAGCATCTCCGTCGTTGTCTCTAGCACCGCTGCGGGTGTGAGCGTGTCGGGCGGCACAGCCGTGTCGATCGAGGTCGGCGGCGGCATCGGCCCGGCTGGCTTTGTTGTCGCTCCTGGCACGGCAACCAACGCCTTCGGGACGTTTCAGCTGGCGGCGGGCGACGGTATCACGATTTCCACCAGTGCCTCGCAGTTCACGATTTCAAGCTACGGCACGGCGGCTGTCTCCAGCCTCGCTCCTGTGCAGTCGGTGGCCGGGCGTGTGGGTGCGGTGCAGCTGCAGGCCGCAGACGTGACGGCTGGTACGTTCGACATCGCACGTATTCCGACGATCTCGTACACCGCCTTGGCCAACGTACCGGCCACGTTCGGACCCTCGGCCCACACGCACTCGACCAGCGACGTGGTGTCGTTCACGGCTGCGGCGGCGGCCGCTGCTCCGGTGCAGAGCGTGGCGGGCCGCCAGGGTGCGATCTCGCTGGCAGCGGCTGACGTAAGCGGCCTGGCGTCCGTGGCCACCAGCGGCTCGTATACGAGCCTGCAGAATGTCCCGGCGACCTTTGCACCTGCGGCCCATACGCACGGCACGGCAGACATCACCGGTATCTCGAGCTCGTTCGCGGCAGCCAGCCACACGCACGACGCCGCGGCGATTTCCAGCGGCGTGCTCGCGCTCGCTCGCATCCCAACCATTGGCTACACGGCGCTCAGCGGCGTGCCGTCGACGTTCGCACCGCAGGCCCATACGCACAGCACGGCCGACGTTGTGGGCCTCACGGCATCGTTCTCACAGGTCGGGCACACGCACGACTACGCGGCGTCGATCCACACGCACTCCACGGCCGACATCGCTGGATACACCAGCTTGCCCGCACAGGGCGGCAAGGCGGGGCCGCTGGTCACTGACGGCACGGCGGCCAGCTGGGCGAGCCGCTTCAGCATCGTCGACCCGGTGCTGGTCCAGGGTGCTGGCATGACGCTCAGCCGCGACACGGCGGCCGGGTCGATCACGGTGGCGTTTGCGGGCGGCACGTCCGGGATTGTCGTGAGCAGTGCCACGCCGCAGCCGCTGGGCACAGCCTCGGCGGGTACGAGCGGAGACGCGTCGCGGGCCGACCACGTGCACTTGATGCCCTCCGCGGCAGACGTTGGAGCCGCTCCCGCCAGCCACTCGCACGATTACGTGCAGGTGCTGAACGGGCTGACGGGCACTGTGTCGATTACCGGCGGTGCTGGTGTGACGGTCAGCACGGCCAGCAGCTCGATCACGATCGCGGCGGCTGGCGGTGGTGGCGGTATTTCGTGGCTGTCGGCGCCTGCGTCGCCGACGGCTACAGGGACGGCTGGGCAGATCGCGTATGATTCCGACTACCTTTACGTCGCCACAGCCGCGAACACTTGGAGGCGGACGGCGTTGGCATCGTGGGCACAAGATCCGTTTTTTAGCAACGTGGCGATTCTGCTCAGGATGGACGGCAGCGGCGCGACGTTTGTTGATTCGTCACCGTCTCCTAAGACGATCACTGCGGTCGGCAGCGTCACGCAATCAACGACCCAGAGCAAGTGGGGCGGAAAGTCTGCGTATTTCGACGGCAGCGGCGATGCTCTAACTGTTGCCATGCCCGCACTCGGCACCAGCGACTTTGTTATCGAAATGTGGCTGTATCTTGTTTCCAATGCAGGAGACTACGTTGGCTTGTACGACGGAAGGTCGGGAGACGTAACTGCGCACCCTGTGCTCTTTCTTGGCAGCGGCGTGCTTACCTACTACGTCGTGCAAGGCGGAAACGCTTCCGGTGCGACTCGCATTACAGGCGGGACCGTCTCGGCGGGTGCGTGGCATCACGTCGCCGTGGCTCGCTCGTCTGGCACCACGCGGATGTATTTCAACGGCACACAGGCAGGCAGCTCGTGGTCAGACTCCACGGACTATCCTTCGTCAACTGCGGCTTACATCGGCTCGCTTTACAACGTGAACATCCTAAATGGCTACATCGACGACGTGCGAGTGACGATCGGAGCCGATCGTGGATACACCGGCTCTACCATCACCGTGCCGACAGCGGCGTTTCCTAGTGGGTGATTGGCCGGGGAATCCTGAGCTACTGGTAGTCCCACATGGCAAAGAAACCCGACGGCGCATCCGCTGGTACGCAGCGAGTGACGTTCACGAAGCCCGCAGCTGAGCGGATCGGCAAGGTCGTTCGCGAGGTGGAAGCCGGGAACCGCGACCTCGGGCCGCTGGAGTGGGGGCCGAGAGGTGTCGGCGGCTCGTCTAGCAAGGTTTTCCGGGTGGCGACGGTCAGCGGTGCGTGGGAGTTGAACACGCTGCGGACTGTGACCTTCCGAAACCAGACAACGACGCCGAACACGGCCAGCGTCATGAATCACATCATGCCGCTGCCTGCGATGAAAAGCACTGGCGCGAGCCGGACCGTAAACATCGCCAAAGACCATACCCAGTGGTACCTCGTCTCGTTCCCGCTGATGACCGCTACGGCGATCATGTCCACGGGCACGCAGACCATCACGTTTATGGGCACGGGTGCTACACAGACAATTTCTTTCGCTACTGTCGGTCCAGACGTAAACGCAATTACGGACGTTTCCGCCGTCCTAAATACTAGCAATTGCAGCATCACCGTCAGTAAGACAACGACAGCAGTGCGGACAGTCGGGATAACGCAGACCGCCACGATCCTGTCCATGTCGAGCACGCAGACTGCGACCGTGTTTTCAGGCACGTTCACGGCAACCTACATCACGCTGGAGCTGTGACATGGTTTGCCCGTGTTGCCTGCCGAGGTGCTGCCCAGCGTTTCGTGCGTTTGACGGCACGAACAAGTTTTACCGCTACTTCACATACTACGACTGGGACATTCCAACATTTGGAGTCAACCAATACGTTCTGACGCCGCAAGATCAAGACTTTGCAATCATGGACCCGTCCGGAACGCCCGCGCCTCCTGGGCGACTTGTCGACGGGCACGTGGTTGCAGACGCGCTGTCGCTTTGTCCGGGATACCCGGAGGCTTCGCTTCCTTCGGTTACGGGCGGGCCAAGATATCCGCCGGGTTCGTATGGTAATAGGAGTCCAGCAAATTCTCCGAGTCGTGGATTGCTGGGTGGAGAACCCAGCCCGTATATCCCGTCGCGTCAGCCCACAATATTCAACCGAGGATCTGGGCTTTCAAACATTCCCGGCGGTGGTCGCGAGTTGTCGGAGTCTTATATTCCAGCCTCGGGCGACCCTGATTGGTTTGCTTACCTTCTTGGAAGTCCGCAGGTGCCGACCAAGCAAAAGGATGGCTTTTCTCTGATTCGCTCTGAGTTGAGCGGCGAGTATTCGTCGCCGCCCAGCCCGTACTGCCACATAAACTCGTTGGACAACCCGCTGCCGTGAACACAGTCAGTTGCCGCCGCGAGCACCTTGAAGAGCGTTGCGCCGAGCGAGGCTACACGCTGGCAGAAGTGATGCCGTGCGTTGTCTCGCGGGCTGCCGACGAGTGGATCGTCGACACTGAAAGCCCGTGGTATCCGAGGATGCTGAAGCCGGGTTACAGCGTGGAAGACGCGGCCGTAGCAACGCAGCTTTCCAGACACGGCACGCCCTCGTTTCTGACCAAGGTGCGAAATCTCGCATCCGCCGCCGTATCGCACGTCGCCGCAGGCATGCCGATGGCGTCCGACGCCGAGATCATCCGGCGGCACGACATATGCCTCAAGTGCGAGCATCTGGAGAACAACGCCTGCAACCTCTGCGGATGCCCGGTGTCGAGGGTGGCGGGCTACGTCAGCAAGCTGTCCTGGGCCGACCAAGCCTGCCCGGCGGGCAAGTGGCATCCGGTCGCTTGACGGCCCTGCCACGCTGGGTGGATGGGACGCGCCAAGCATCAGCCGAAGCCCGACGCGGTCATCCTGCCGCCCGAGCTCGATGATGACGAGGATTGTGGCGGCGGCGGCATCCCGGATGAGGATGGCTGGATCCACGTAAAGGAGACGACCCTTGACGAAGAAAAGCCCAAGCGGCGGCGGCCTGCTCGACGCCGTTCGCCGGGAGATGGCTGAGGTGCGGCATGGACCTCCGTCGTGGTGGGAACGAGTCGCACCGGAGCACCTCGCAGAACTCAGTGCGATCAAAGCTGCGTGGCAGTCAGGCGAGCTGGGCACCCGCAAGAAGACGCTGGCCCGCACCATCAGCAACAACCTGCGTTCTCGTGGCATCAGTGATATCGGGTGGCAAGGAGTTCTGACATGGCTCGACGTAGCCTGAAAGACGAGGTTGCCAGCGACCTGGCCGCCGCGTCACAACTCGCCACCGATGCCGAGATCGCACGGCTGCGGTCGGAGCTGGCCTCGTACCGAAATCGGTACAAGGCCGCCTTGTCGCAGATCGACCGGGAACGCGAGCGGGCCGACGCTATATCGTCGCTCCAGGGCGTGCAGCCGGTCGCCTTGACCAAGGTTGTCAAAGGCAAGAAGCGGGCCAAGCACTCCGCCACGGCGATCCTCATGCTGTCGGACGTGCACTGCGAAGAGCGCGTACTTCCCGAGACCGTCAACGGTGAAAACGACTACTCGCTTGACGTATGCCAGGCCCGGCTCGCCGAGCTCGAGGAGCGGTTTCTGGATTGCCTGCACCACGAACGCAACCAGGCCGATATCCGCCGCGTGCTGATTTGGCTGGGCGGCGACTTCATCACGGGCCACATCCACCCGGATTGCGTCGAAGTGGCCCAGCTTTCGCCCATGAACGCCACGCGGTGGATCGCCGAGCGGCTGCGTGGACTCATCGACAACGTGGCTCAGCACGCCGACGAAGTGGTGGTCGCCACCAACGCAGGCAACCACGGAAGATCCACAGAGAAAAACCGCATTGCCACGGAGCTCGACCACTCGTGGGAGCAGTTGATGTTTTTCACGCTGGCCCGCGAGGAGAAGAATAAGAACGTGCAATGGAAGATCGCCGAGGGCCACCTAGGCTACGTCGACCTCGACGGGTTCCTCGTCCGCACGACCCATGGGCACTCCATCCGGTTCGCTGGTGGTGTCTACGGTCTGGCCCTACCGGCCTCTAAGGCCATCGCCCGGTGGGACGCGGGACGCAAGGCTCACTTGACCATCTTTGGCCACTACCACTCGTTCGGCTGGCTGCGTGGTGCACGCTACGTGGCGAACGGGAGCGTGATTGGACACAGCCCATACGCTGAGAGGGTCGCCTCTCCAGAGAGGCCATGCCAGGGCATGGCAATCATCGACCACGGCCGCAACGAGGTGACGCGTGCGTATCCGCTGTTCTGCGACCGCGACCTACGGACGCGTTGACGCATGGTTTACGACTTGAGCGACGACTACATCGCCGAGGCTCGCAAACGAGCGTATCGGTACCAAGGACAGTGGACTGGCACAGCAGGATCACTGGCGGCCGATGTCGCCAGACTTCTCATCGAAAGGAAAAAGATGCAAGGAATTCTTACAGATCTCGAAAACTCCAATGCTGCACTGCGTGAAGCTGTCGAGAACCGGCTGGCCGGCCAGCCCAGCGTCGACGAGACCGACGCTGCTGGTGGCGAGTTCGCCGACTGGATGCGAAACACATCTGGCGGCTGCTGCGACGGTGGCAAGTGCCACACGCCAGAAGACAAAGCGCCGGAGCGGTGGCGCGAGATCACGCAGGCGAGCGCCGAGAAGTACGCCGCCGAGCGGTTCCTCGGCTCGTCGCTGCTCAAGTCGGACGTGCACCCGACCAGCCAAGCGTTCTACGACCTCTGCGACGCAATCAAGGACATGCACCGGAGAAAATCCTCTGACTATGGGTGCCCGAGTGGCAGTGACCCGTTGGCCAACATCCGCAACGGTGCCAAGTTCGTCGGGATCCCAGCTTGGAAAGCGGCCATGGTGCGGCTGAGCGACAAGGTCACCAGGTTGGCGACCTACAACGTCACTGGCCGGCTGGAGAACGAGTCGCTGGAGGACAACCTCTTCGACCTGGCCTCGTACAGCCTGCTGGCACTGCTGTTGCACCGAGAAGAACACGGAAAGATCAACGGCGGCCACCGGAGGACTCACCATGACGCATGACGTAGCAGGGCCGTCCGCTGCATCGACTGGTTCTGTGGAGAAGTGTCCGGTGTGCGGCGGGCCGTCGCTCACTCGGGCTGAACGAGTTGCCATCTCATTCATCGCACACAACGATCCGAAAGACGGCTTTGTGCGGAGAACGTGGCTGGAGTTCAAGACTGCACTATGCGGCCTGCTGGAGCGAACGCGAGAAACGAGCAAGTAGCCACAGAACGAGACACTTGATCCGGGCGGCGGCTCGAGCGGCGCGGGTTTTATCCTTTCCCCGCGCCGCTCGCCGTCTGCCGTTAGGTTGCTGGCTTGTCGCCCGTAGATTCCTCTCCGCCAGGTGGAAGCTTCTTCTGCTTGGCACCTGGATCATGGGGCCTGTCGATGTCGGGCAGGTAGCCGAGGTTGGATTCCCGGCCCGTGATTTCCTCGTCGTAGTAGTGGTTCTCGGCCATTTCCTCCGAGGAGTGGCCTAGTTGCCGCTTCGCTGAGATCCCGGCCCGCTTGAGGTAGCTGGCCGTCGATTTGCGGATGGCATGGAACGGCTTGTATGGCACGCCAGCCACCCGGCAGAGCACCCGCAGGCTGTTGTAGGCAGACAGCGGCTCCCGGTCGTCCAGCCAAGGCCATACGCGAGCCTCTGGCGGGCCTTTCTGGGCAGCCAGCATCTTTGCTAGGTCTGGCGTGATCGGCCGTGTAATCGTCTCCCTGTGGCCCTTGCGGGTGGCTGCAAGGAACGTGAGAGTGTGCCGCTCGAGGTCCACCTCCGACCAGCGGATCTGCAAGATGGCACCGATCCTCTCGCCGGTCTGGAACATGGCCATGATTTTCGTCGGCCAGTACCAGGCGGCAGGCTTTCCCGACACCATTCCCTTCCTCTGCCTGCCAACCTCCACCAGCCGCACGAGCTCCTCGGCCTTGTAGGCCTTCGGTACAGGCTTCGGCACCTTCGGCCTTGCGTAGTCTGGGAACTCGATCATCTGGCCGTCCGACCGCTTCCAACGCTTCTTGGCCAGCCAGTTCCACAGTGTGCGGATGTGGGCTGAGTCTTTCGCCAAAGACGCCGGGCTGATCAGCTTCCACCGTGAGTGCTGGGTGACACGCCGCCACCGCAGAAACTTGGCGATCGTCAGATCGTCGAGGTCGTCCACGGTCGGCTCCCGCCCCAGAAAGTCTCTTAGGCGGGCCAGCGTCGCCACGTACATCGTCACCGTCCGGTCGCACAGGTCCTTGTGTGGGGCAAATCGGTCAATCAACAGGTCTTTCAGCTGCATCTTCGCTCTCCTCTTTGGTGTTTGAGGGGCGATCCTAGCGGGTAGTGTACAGACGTTCAAGTTTTCGGCTCAAGGGTACGGACCAAGGTTGGCCGTCCGCTCAGTCCGCTCGAAACTCTGCACACCGTGTACAGAGGTTCAATCTGCACCCCATCCGCTAGAACAATCGCCCCATTTGGGATGAGGTGATAGTGTACAGCGTTTCCAGTGAACGGAGCAAAGCAGGAATTCGAAGCGGCGCCTACCTCGTGAAATACGGACCAAGGTTGTCCGCGTATGTTTGACACTAGAACCGCTAGCGTTACATTGCAGGAATGATTGCCGTGGCCTCGCCAGACAAAGAATGGATCACAGTCGCCGAAGCAGTGAAGCTCTGCGGCTGCACCGAGGGCTACATCCGGCGGCTCTTGATTGCCGAGGATCCCCGGCTGACCGGCTGGAAGGCCGGACAGCGGGCCTGGCTGGTCAAGCGGGCCGACGCGGTGGCACTCAAGGCCAGCCTGTCCACCCGCTCTGTGGGCAGGCGAGCTGAGAAGCCGGCGGCACCCAAGCCCAGCCGCAAGCGGAAGCCCTCGTAATCCTCGAGGAAAGCCGCACCCAAAGAAATCTCCTCAAGAGCCCTTGCACAAAGTAACGATAACGCTACACTAGGGCACACAGGATTCTTCCGGCCAAGGAGGGCCAAGCGATGAAACGACACCTCGACCGGCTGATTCAAGCCCTCGTGTTCATCCGCCTCGGCCAGCAGCTGGGCACCGACTCGGACCTGGCCCAGGCGATCGCCAAGTGCATTGACCTCGTTGTTTCCACGCTTGCAAGATTTCTTGCTTGACAGAAGTAACGCTATCCGTACTCTCTCGCAACCAAGTGACGTTAGCGGCACACGCAAAGCCACGACCGATGGACGAAGTTTCTAGTCCTCATTTCGCCAACTGGAATGCCTGACCACTAGATTGCCAGCAACTGGACAGCCGTATATCTTTGCCCCAACACAGAAGGAGATGACCCACATGGATGCTCATGATCGTGAATACGCCGGAGCCGTCGCCGGGATGTCAGAAACCTACGGCAGCGACGTGAACGCCTTTGCCATCGGCACGGGAGTCACCTTTCGCCTCGCCGGCTGGCCTCAGAGCTCGTTCGACGACGGCGATGTGATCGGCCACCACAACGGCAAGCTGCTCGTCGAGACCGCCGACGACATCGTGGAGGTCGACCCGCGGGCGTGGCCCGAGGGCAACGTACTGCCCTGGTAATCGCACAGGAACGGCCAGCGGTGGAACCGTTGGTCGGAAGGAGCGGCGACGGAGTCGCCAGAAGCAAGGACGCACAGT